AGCAGTCCCTCACCGGGCACTCCGGCATCCTCCGCGAGCTGACCGCGCTCCGCGCCGAAACCCGGGCGGCAGGCTCATCGGCTGAGGCCGCCCACGCCGGAGTCCAGGCCCTGGCCGACATGCTGCCGATCCCGCGCCCGGCCGGCCCCGGCCCGCTGCCACGGCGGAAGGACCGCATGTGACCGGCGGAACGTCATGACCACCGGAACACGCGACGGCAAGGGCCGGTTCAGCCGCACCGTCGACACCGCCCGCCGTGACGCCGCCGCGGCCGCCCTGCGGGCCAAGGGCCGCACCTTCGACCAGATCGCCGCCGAGCTCAGGTTCTCGGGCCGCGCGAAGGCGTACGAGGCCGTACAGCGCGCTTACGCGGACATCCCGTACGAGGGCGTCGAAGAAGCCCGGCGGCTGGACCTGGAGCGGATCGACCGGCTCATCGAGTACTGCACGGCGGTGATGGAGCGCGAGCACCTGACCGTGAACAACGGCAAGGTCATCCGTCACTTCGTCGGCCTTGAGACGGACGCGGACGGCATCGAGCGCCTGGACCCGGACGGCAAGCCGATCCCCGTCTTCGAGGACGTGCTCGACGACGGGCCGGGGATGACGGCGGTCCGGGAGATCCGCGGGCTGCTGGAGCGGCGGGCGAAGATGACCGGCTACGACGCGCCAGCACGGTCCCGTGTCGAGTTCGTCACCGAAGACGTGATCGAGGCCGAGATCCGCAAGCTAGAGGCCCAGATTGGCCAGGCCAAGGATTGACCTGATCCAGCCCTACGCCGAGTCCAGGCTTGAAAGGCTCCGCTACCTCCAGAGCCTTCACGTCAGGGCCGCGAAGGTAAAGACAGGCGCCGCGAGGTACTACCACGACCCGCTCGGCTTCCTCGCCGACTGCATCGACTGGCGTGACGGCGGCGGCCCGACGTTCTACCAGCGCGACATCATCGCCGGCATCCCGCAGGACAAGCGGGTATCCGTGCGCGGGCCCCACGGGCTCGGCAAGGCGCTCGCCCTCGACACCCCGCTGCCGGCCCCGGCCGGCTGGACGACGATGGGCGAAGTCCGGGCCGGCGACTACCTTCTCGACGCGGACGGCAAGCCGACGCGGGTAGTCGCCGCCACGGAAGTCATGCACGGTCGCCCCTGCTATGAGGTCGGGTTCTCTGACGGCACGGTCATTACCGCCGACGAGAACCACCAGTGGCAGACCTGGCGCCGGCCGGGCGAGCGGGAATCGGCCAGCCTCGTCACAACGGGCGAGATCGCGGGCTCGCCGCTGCATCACGCGGTCGCCCTCACGCACACGGCAGACCTGCCGGGCGGCGCGCCTCAGGACACCCGCTGGCGGTTCATCACCGGTGCCCGCCCGGTGCTCCCGCGGCCTGTCCGGTGCGTCCAGGTGGACAACGAGAACGGGCTGTACCTGGCCGGCCGGGGCATGATCCCGACGCACAACAGCTCGATCAGCGCCTGGGTGATCCTGTGGTTCGCCTTGACGCGCGACGCCGCGGGCGTTGACTGGAAGGTTGCCACGACTGCAGGGTCCTGGCATCAGATTTCTCGATTCTTGTGGCCAGAGATACACAAGTGGGTACAGCGCGTCCGCTGGGACCAGGTGCGCGCGGGCCGCAGGCCGACAGAGCACGAGGAACTGAACCTCCGCCTGCGCGGCCACCCGTTCAGCCCGTCGCAGCTGATGAACCTGAACCTGCGCCTGAACCACGGCGCGGCATTCGCCAGCGCGTCCGCTAACTCAGCCCTCATCGAGGGCGCCCACGCCGACAGCCTGCTGTTCATCTTCGACGAGGCGAAAGCGATCCCGGCCGCAACGTTCGACGCCTGCGAGGGCGCGCTGAACGGCACCGGCGAGGCGTTCGCCATGGCCCTGTCGACGCCCGGCGCGCCGAACGGCCGCTTCTACGACATCCAGTCCCGCAAGCCCGGTTACGAGGACTGGCACGCCCGCCACGTCACCCTCGACCAGGCGATCGAGGCCGGGCAGATCAGCGCGGAGTGGGCGGAGCAGCGCCGCCGGCAGTGGGGCGAGAACTCGGCGATCTACCAGAACCGCGTCAGGGGCGAGTTCTACGCCAGCGACGAGGACTCGGTGATCCCCCTCGCGTGGGCGGAGGCCGCGGTGGCCCGCTGGCACGAGTGGGAGGCCGCGGGCAAGCCGGACACTGGCAGGCCCCGCACGGTCGGCGTGGACGTCGCCCGGTTCGGCACCGACAAGACCGTCCTCGCCGTCCGCGACGGGCCTGTGATCACCGAGTTGCGCCGGTACACCAGGGAAGACACGATGCAGACCACCGGCCGCGTGAAGGGCGTCCTCGACGCCGACACCTCCCGCACCGCCGTGGTCGACGTGATCGGCATCGGCGCCGGCGTCGTCGACCGCCTCCGCGAGCAGCGCGCCCTGGTCGTGGCGTTCAACGCCTCCCGCGCCTCCAAGGCCAAGGATCACACTCGCGAGCTGGGCTTTTTTAACCGCCGGAGTGAGGCATGGTGGCACCTTCGCGAGGCACTGGACCCGTCAGCCAGCCCGGACATCTGCCTTCCCGACGACGAGATGCTGCTCGGTGACCTGTCAACCCCCAAGTGGGAAGTCCGCTCCGGAGGGAAGATCCTGGTGGAAAGCACGGATGACATCCGGGAGCGGATCGGACGGTCCCCTGACGACGGCACCGCGGTGGTCCAGGCGTTCGTCCCGCACCTCGGCGACGGCTCGCCGGGCACTGTCCGCAAGTGGGCCGGGGCTCAGGAGCTGGACGGCATGGGCGTGAACGAGGAGACGAAGGCACAGCGGCGGATGAGGGAGATCGCTGGCAGGGCAGCGGAGGGACTGGATGACGCGCCCTGGGATTTGGACGGTTTTGGCCCGCAGGACGAGCAGGAGCGGCCGGTGCGGGGCAACGTCAGGTCGTGGCACTAAGCGGGTGCACACGCCTTCCTGCCGCCACCGCTGGAACCCCGTGTACGGCCCGTTCCAGCAGCCGTGACTGGTGTCTAGTCCCACGTCCCCGCCTCCGCCGTGACCGCGCCGGGCGCGACCACGACCACGCCCCGCTCCTGCGCGCTGGCCACGGTATCCGCAGCCGCCTCGGCCGTCAGGCGTTCCAGCCCGTCGTACAGTTCCGCGAGCTTCAGCACCGCTCCCCGTACCGGTACCGCTTTCCCTGTCTCCCACCGGCATACCTGCGAGTAGTCGGTGCCTACCGCCCGGCCGACGTCCGACTGGGACAGCCCGGCCCGCCTGCGGATCTCCCGTGCCCGGCCGGAGCGGAGCCAGGCGCGCACCCGGACGATCGTCAGGGCCTCCTCGGTCGCGTCCATGCCGCACAGGTTAGCGCAAGCGGGACGTCAGGCCGTGGCGGCAGGACCGCGCGCCAGTGCAAGACGTGCACTAGGGCGCAGGCGGAGGCCAAGCGTAAGCCTGCGTGACGCCGCCCGCCCGAGGGCGCTAGCATGAGGGATGCACGTGCATCTGCACGACTCGTACGCACGTGCATCCCTGGCGCCCGCGTGCGCCCCGTCGGGAGAGGGGGTGGTGCAAAACAGATGGCATCCAACAACGCCAACGTGATCGCCTTTCCCGATCTTCCGCCAAAGGGCAGCCGCAGCGACGGCGGCAAGAGTGCCCTGATGGGCCCAGAGCTTGGGACCTCATTCGATATGGGACAAAGGCTTTTCGCATATTATGGCGACGGGGATGTCTTCTTAAGCGGGTCGACTATGGTGAATTCTCGGCCCGTGATTTAATTTAGGCTATAAAGCGATGCTCAGCAGGAACGGGACCGCATCTGCCCTTGAACTTGTCCTGACGCTGCCTATCCGTGAGGCCGATTTCAGTATCGAGCCCGGCAAGGGTGACACCGGAGAGTGTGATTTCACGCGCGGTGTTCTCCTGACCCCGGACACCTCTGGCGGAATGAAAACGCCGTTCACCGAGTTGATCGGCCAGATAACTTCTGCGCAATTGTATAAGCGCGCTTTCTTTGAGAAGACCTGGGGCCAGCGCGACAGCGACGGCAAGATCATTTACCGTAAGATTGCCTACCGCCCCCCTGCGACCTGCCAGGCAAGGTACAACGACAGGACCGGCGAGCCGAATGGTTTCAGGCAGCAAGTCTGGCTATTCGGCGGCAACCTGATGGTGAGCCAGAAACAAAAAGTGCCGGGCTACGTGGATATTCCGAAGGTCCGCAGCTACATTTACACGCACGGCAAGTTCCGTGAGCCGCTGACTGGTGTCAGTGAAATTGAGGTAACTTTCTGGTGCCATTCCACGTCTATGAAGCTCCTTTACCTCTGGTATCAGTTCCTTGAGGGAATGGCATTGCAGCGCCTTGTTGCCTACGGCAACGACCAGCCGGAGGCGACGCAGCGCGCCGATGACATTTCTCAGTTGCGCGGTTCCGGCGTCGTCGGCCTGGTGCATCCGATCGAGGGCCAGAAGGCTTTTGAGGCTATTCCGTCAGCCGGAAATGCGGGCGAGTTCTTCGAGCAGGCGCTAGCTTTCCTCCAAAGCTGGTCAATTAGCAGCGTCCTCGCGGGCTTCCTCGGCCTCGCCTCTGCGTCAACGGGCGGCAAGGGCGCGTACAGCCTGTCGCAGGACCAGAGCGACTTCTACCTCAAGTCCCGGCAGGGCGTGGCGAAGGAGATCGCGGACAGCATCTCCCATGACGTGATCCGGCCGCTGATCATGCTCAACTTCGGGGCTAACGCGTCGTACCCGCAGGCGAAGTTCGGGCCCTTGCAGGACGAGCAGGTGCAGATGCTCCTGACGATGTTCGGCCAGATGTCGGCCGCCCCCGTACTTCACGTGCCCCTCGCGGTCTTTGACCTGATCACGGAGCGGATGGCGAGCATCCTGCAGCTGGACGTCGACCAGGTCCATGACGCGCTCGTGTCCACCGCGTCGCAGCGGGCGGAGCAGCTCGCGGGCAATCCTCCGCCGGGCATGCCCCCGGAGGCGGCTGCTGGACTGGGCCAGTTGCAGGGGCTGGCGACGGCGGGGACGGCTATTGCGCAGCAGGCGGCGGCGAAGCAGGCGGGGAGCACGCCCCCGTCGACAGCTCCTCCGCCGAGGATGCAGATGCCTGCGATGGGAGCGCCTAAGCCGCCGGGGAACTTGCCGGTGGCGGGCGGGGTTCCGGGGGCGTCGCAGTGACCGACTTCGCCGCGCTCGGGAAGGCCGTCTACTGCGCGCGCGGGCTAGCGGTTACCCGGGTCGACTACTCGAAGCCGGGGCACCCGAGGCGCGTCCACGAGGACGAGACGCCGTGCGATCACGACGGGCCGGTCCACATCGGCAACCGAGACGAGGAGGTGATGCCCCGTGATTGACCCTGAACCCCAAGACGGGCACCGAGGAAGGGCGGGCGGGCTTGGGGGCGTCCCGTAATGGACTTCGATCCCCTACGTTCCATCAACGCAACACTCGGCAAGATCCTACAAAATACGGAGAGAATCATGTCTCAGAACAGTGACATCCAGGCGGACGCCGCATCGATCGCCGCGGCGGTGGCCACCCTCCAGGCGGACGTTACCGCCATCCAGGCCGCGCTCGCGGCTCTCCCGCCGTCCGTGGACACCACGGCCCTTGACGCTGCGGTTGCGTCCCTGACTAGCACGGTCGGAACGGTCACCAGCCTGGTTCCGCCCGCGACGGGCACCACGCCGGCGGCCTGAGCCACGCCGGCCGCCCGGATGGCGCGCATCTTGCGGGGCGCGTCGTCCGGGCGCGCCTAGGTCACGGCACGCGGCCGGAACGCGACAATGTAGCAATGTAGCTGTTACGGCCGGATGCTGAAGAGAGCAGGTGGGCACGTGATCAACGCCACCGAGGAGATCGCCTGGGATCTGCAGGACCAGGTGCAGGGCGTCGCGCAGATGCTCGCCTGGCTCGTGACCGAACTGGGCGGCGATCCTGCGGTGATCGGGTCCGTGCCGCGCGACGTGCCTCCCCGGGGCGTGCGGGCAGCGTGAAGGCGCGGATCTGGAAGGACCGGGAGACCGGCCGCTGGCTCTACGACGTGCAGGGCTTCGGCATGCGCTCGACCGGGGATCGCGCCGACTGGCAGGGAGCGCTCACCGAGGCGTTCGGTGAGATGCGCTGGGTTGGCGAGCACAAATACGCGTGGCCCTTCCGGACCGTTTACCTAGCCATGAGCGACCCGCCGACATGACCACTCCGGCCCCGCCCCCGCAGCAGCCCGGCCAGCCGCCACCCCAGCAGCAGGACGACGCCCTCGATGACACCGCCCTCGCCCTGGCCATTGCCGCGCTGCTCTCCGGTGCTACTGCCGCTGTAGCAGCCGCCGGCGTTGCCGCGATGATCGC